CTCTTGTATTGTAAATTTTGTGACTGTTTATAATCCTTAATAAGAGATGCCAATCCCTAATTCATTAGGGTGACTAATCACTCTCCGACGCCCGCCGAAACCTAGTACATAGGTCAAACCACCCTGGCAGTGTCGAATCCGAAACAAATTGATTGTACGGATATTCATCTAGAATAGAGCGGAAAAATTTGTGGTGGTGCTCGAATATCTCACGTCCATAAAAGAAAAATTCTGAATTCGCGCTTGAGATAACTCTCACCATTTGCTCCTCAGGACATAAAGTCTGTGAAGCAACCCAAACTGTTAGCGATTTAACAATGGAATCTAATTCCAAAGGACAAGTATACGCCTCCAATTCAGGTTCCCATCTCCATTTTCTTTTTAAAAATTGACATTCATCAATATGGATGTAGGGAACTGTTTCTGCTTCCTTATCAGCCATCGTGTATTCTACACCAATAGTGGCTAATTTGGTTTGGATAACGGTATGATCAAACCAGGGAATATCTTTCGAAATACCCATGATATTATCGTCACCATACGTGAACAGATGCACGTTTTGACTGAAATCATTGCAACTCGGCGATTCTGGGTTAGCTAGCGAATACGCATAGCGAACATATAAACTATTTGCCAAAGAATTAATGATAACAGTTAAGGGGTGGCCTGATGGATTTGTGCCGAAAAATTCAACAATATCTCCATTCATGTTAACTACAGGGAAAGCGGTATCATGAGCGATGCACTCAATCTCCAACAATTCCTCATCTGTAAAACCAGCCTCCTTGTAAATGCGTTTAATAATATCAAACGCAGCGAGAATAAAGGGCGCAGTCATGCGCTTATCAAATTTTGAATAATCTCCTGCTACAATTTGATCACAACCAAAAGCTGTAAGATAATTGTAGACATCTGTCCATTCTCGTGATTGGCACACAGTGCCAGGTCCAGCTTCAAATACAAATTTATTATTCTGTAAAAGTCTGACAAAGCTCAATAAACGACTGCGAACAACCAGACTCCAATCAATAGGAGCTCCGGTAAATACACGTGTCTTTTTAGCTTCAATCTTTGCAAAAGAAACTGCTTCGTCTTTAAGATGACCGCTAAAGATAGGATAAACACGTTTTCCTTATTGATATGAGGCTTTAATAGCATCAACACGGTCCCAAATCTCTTGTGGGAAATCTACCCCATCAGGATACTTCTCCGATGGTGCACTCATTAAAAATTGTTTCTTAGATGTGTTCCAAGGAAATCCCATAGACGAATTCTTATTAATGGCATCAATGTAAATCACGCCTGGTAATCCATTGACAGCCGCGCGATCAGAAAGAAATACTAACTGACCGCGCCATCCGGCATCTTTTCCATTCAAACCTGTGATGATATCATTATAGAAAGATTCTACACAATTGTTCAAAATACTTTGATCATGATTGAGGTTTGGCTGGATCATAGGAGCTACATTCAGCTTCCATGGTTCCCATCCTGAAACAACAGGACGGCCATACCGGACTTGTTCGTTGAAATGATCCAACATCTCTGTTTGTTTTATAGTCGCACAGACACGACTTTTTGGCTTCGCCCGAAACCCG